TCAACATACGATTTAATCTCTCTAGGATTAGGGGGTAGATCATTTCAGGAATTTGTAGACTCCTATTTATTTGAAAAATATAACGGACTAAAAATTGATGGGTTTGATTTTGATCCGAACTTGCAGCTAGACTATACCTATCAGCAATTAGAAGCAGAGTACGGTTTATACACCATGCCTTCATATATTGCTCCGGGTTCTCCGTCTCCAGTTAAGTCAAATCAGAGCATTTCTGTTAACTTTGGTACTATTCCTCATAATAGCCATTCTATTATGCTTGACGAACAGACCCTTAGACTACAGGCTTATCTCAATCAGCAAACGGGGGCTTTCACAGAGCAAATGAGAACAGCTATTAACATGCTTCTTTTTGATTCTAGTGATAAGTTAATTGGTGGTAACTATTCTGCTCTTACCTACCAAAGAGATCAGATGGTTTCCAACTTTGCATTAACACTTACTGATTCTAATGACCCGCAAGGATTAAAAGGAATCACAATTTCGGCTAATGTTCCTGCTTCTAATACGACAACCCTTACTAGTACGGCTAAGTGGTTTACCGATGCAGCCAATACCGAAGGTTCTGCTTCCGATCCTATTAAGGACTTGCAGGGTATGATTGTTAAGATTAAGAATAAGGGTGTACGAAGCTATCATTTTGAAATTGATGAACTTTCTCTTATGAGAATGTTTAATCACTCAAAGGTAAAAGCCGCTCTTGCCGTTTCCATGTCTTTGAACATTGCAGCTAGCAACATGGCTACCGCAGAATCTCTTCTTAACTTTGACGTGAAGAAGGCTATGCTATCCAGTATCCTTGGTTGCCCAGTTATCTCAAAAGAAAATGTTGTTGCTGTTGAGAAGTTTGACAAGACTACAGGTGAAGTAGAACAGTCTCAAATCAGATCGTTTAATCCAAACACTATTGTACTTGTTCCTGACGGACAGATTGGTACTATTAAATCGGCTCAACCCGTATTGCTTGGTAGTGTTACAAACGGTGAAATTGCATCATTTGACGATGGTAGAACTTTGTTGAGACGTTATTACGATATTCGTACTAACAGACAGTATATCCAATCGGATAATGCTAGCTTGGCAATACCTACTTCAGCTCAAAAAATGTTTAGATTAATATTTGCTTAATATATATGATTTTAAGTGTAAACATAATAGGTAATGGTAATGTTAGTGGCGGTGGTAGTTACGCAAGTAGCTCTACCGTCACCCTGAAAGCTGCTCCTATTGCAGGATGGACTTTTAAGGATTTTGTTATTGATGGCACATCTTATGCCTCAAATCCATATTCTTTAACTGTCGGAGCTTCCGATTTATCCGTATCTGCTACTTTTTATGTTTCATTTGAGGATTATTTAAAAGGCATATTAGCTTTTGATATAACAGAACAAGCACTAAATAGCATCCGCATAAAGCGCAATATCGACTTTGGCACAGACGTTAAAACATTAATAATTAGAACGCTCGAGTTAGCTCAAGCCGATGCGCTTATGTGGTACGCTACTTTACCTAGTTCTAAAACTGGAGCAAAAGATTCAGATGGCGGTTGGTCGCATCAAGAAGCTACCGTTTCTATTTCGTCAGAGGATAGGAAAGCTTTTAGAAGTCAGGCTATGGCTATTTACCGTAAATGGGGAGAATCAAATGGATTAGGGACTTTTAAAATAGTAAACCTATGATAGATAACCCTAGATTCCCGCATACAGTAGAGATATATAGGGCATCTAGCTTAAATGATGAACCCGTATTTGACGATGATGGTAACGAAGTTACGCCTATTGTTTTTACTAGTGCTTGTGGTTTAAGAACTGTTAACAAATATGCTGATATTAATGCAAAGGTCATTGAAGCTGATTACAAGCTAGCTCTTCCTAGTCATACGTTTATTATAAAGATTGGAGACACGCTAAAGTTTACAAACGGTATCAACGGTCAAATAATAAACGGTACTGTAAAAGAGGGACAGCCTACTAATTTTGGTTATAATTTATATTTCAATAGAACGGGAACATGATGGATATAGGTAAGCAGTTTGATATGGGCATACAAAAAGCCAACTCTATTATTTACAATAATCAGTTAAATAGTTTAGTTGCTTATTGCAGGAAGCTAGTTAACGAGATATTGCCAAAACAAAGAGAATATAAAAATCAAACTGGTAATACCGTAACATCCTATTCATTTGGTATCTATTACGGAGGTCATATCGTTTATATAGGTTCTAATGAGCTGAAAGACCCTGTAAGAGCTAAGTTACAAAAGGGAGAGAAGTGGAGCGGTGTAAACTATGATGGACTAGAAACAGATTTGTATGGAACTATAGATACCGATGGTGGATATGGTGAAAGTACAGCTAAAAGTTTTCTGAACTCATATAAGCCTACGACTAATAGTTTTGCGGTGGTTATCACTACTGGTACTGAATACTCTTCTTATTTGGAAAACAAGCACCATTTGAACGTGTTATCCGATTCTTTTGAAACAGTAAGCTCTGATTTACTAAACAGCTTTATACCAATAAAATAATGCTACATACTAATTACGATATTAATAAGATAGAGACGGAGTTAAAGACAGTCGTAAAGAATGCGGGTCTTTCGCTTAATGTATATACGGGAGACAGACCATCTATCGTTGACAACACTCTAAATGAATTAGTAGTCGTAAGTGTAGTGTCTACCCTATCTGATATGATGGCTTACGGAAGATGTATTTGCGCCATTGATATGTTTTCAAAGGACTTATCTAATGGATGTAAAAACGGAGTTAAGCTATCAATAATGACACAGAAAGCGGTAAGTATGTTACCAATTAATAGTGTTAACTACGTATTTTCAAACGAAGTAAATGTGATTCCACTAGGTAGCGATGGATATGGCTATCATGTAGAACGCATACAATTTGTAACTTTTATAAAAACAACTTAAAATTAAATAATTATGCCTGCAACATTAACAGATGCCATTAAGTCAGACCTACACTTAGGTAATGCCGAGGTTAAAGTAGCCTTGTGGACTGATACAGACCTATCAGCTAGCACCTTTACCGATGCTGATAGTATTTTTACCGTAAAAGATTCTCTTGCTATTACAGAGGGAACTCCTACATTCACTAGTTTAAAGCTAGACCAATTGAATGAAACCTATGCTGCTCCTTTGACTGATAAAGGTGATAGTACTATTTCCGCTACTATTCCGTTTAATGCAATGGAATTATTTGAATACTTCTATACTGCTGCTGGTACACAGCCTACGGCTTCTGAAGCATCTCCGCTTGTTATTGATGGAGAATCTTATAAAGAGGCAAAAGCATTCAAATTTAGCGATAAGGTCGTTAAGGCTAGATTGTATATTAGAAGTCAGAGCGGTAAAACTGCTATCGTTTTGATGAATGTGAATTTAGCGGTTAGTATCGCATACAGCAATGTCTCTTCTACTCCTCTCGGTCTTGCACTATCGGGAAGTATTATGGAAGACGGAGCACGTGGTTCTATCGTGGTACTAAAGGGATAGTAGTCACTTTTATTTTATATCCTATAAAGGGGGTGGGGTTTACACTCCATTCCCTTTGTTTTTAATCATTAATCCGACACAGATATGAAGAAACCTACAGTAGATGACCAAAAACGTCTAATTGAAATTGACAATCAGAAATACGAGGTTGTAAGCATCCCACGTACTAATAAAAAAGTAAAAATAGGATGGATGAAGCCTCGCACATTTGAATGCGTATCAAAGTTAATGTTAGACAGTGGCTTTGAGGATAACAGGGAATATGTTCCAGTAAACGATAAAGAGATTAAACGATATTCAACCTTTGTTAGCAAATATGCGGCATTAGTTATATTAAATGGTATTAAAATTAATTTATTTTATCACATATATTGGAGGTGGCTATATTACGTAAAAGGGTATGACTTTAATCAGTTGATGCCAGTAATATTAGCATCTAAAAAAAAAGCACCATCGGCAGGATTTCAGATAGCTTTCTTATCGGGAAAACAGATGGTGATAACAAACATGACGATGACGGAGAAGGAACAGAAATTATTCCAGAACGTACTTATGTCGGAGTTCGGTGTGCCTTTGGAAAACAGTTCCCTTGGGCAATAGAACCGCTAAAGCTGTTTGGTGGACTTATCATTATACCTGAATACATATACCGTTATAAGCTATCTATGGCAAAGATACAGCTAATGTCGATGGATGTTTCAAGGATAGAATACGATAAAAATGATAAAAAAGATAAGTCTTATGGGAATACTAAAGTAGACCAAAGAGCCATTGACTTAAATGCTGAATCGGTTAAAAAGCATAAGCAAAGACTTGCTAAACAAAAGATTGAGGAAGCTATACCAATTGATATTACAGACAAATTTAACAATATATAACTATGCCAAAAATAGGAACACTTTTTTATGATATAAATGGTAACGATAATCTAAAAAAGATATTAGAGGAAGATAAAAAGAGAGCCTTAGAACTGCAAAGAGTTCTAAAAGAAACTAATGCCATAATGGGCAAAATCGACCTAAGACAGCTTAAACAGTATAGTTCTATAATTGCTAAATCACAGATAGATTCCGCTAGGTTAGCTAGCATTAATCGCAATTCTGATGACGAATCTATTATAAGGCAGCAAAGGTTAAAAACAGAAATAGAGCGCACAAATGCTGCACATCAAAGATATATCAATTCAACTGTTAGCGGGCATAAAAAGATAAATAGTAACATAGGACTTACTAACAAGACGCTATTTTCGCAGCAAAACTTAATGACACAGTTAAGTCAAGCTGCTGGCATCTATTTCTCTGTTTATCAGGTAGGTAGCTTTATCCGTTCTTTATATACCGTTAGTGGTGAGTTTGAGAAACAAAAGGTTTCACTTGGAGCTATATTACAGAGTACCGAACAAGCGGGTGTATTATATGAAAGAATAAAAGATTTAGCCGTTAAATCTCCTTTCCAATTTAGCGAATTAATTAGTTATACCAAACAGCTTTCAGCGTTTTCTGTTCCTTACAATGAGCTATTTGATACCACTAAAAGGCTTGCAGATATTTCGGCAGGTCTTGGCGTTGATATGAATAGATTAGTTCTCGCATTCGGACAAGTTCGGTCAGCAAGCGTGCTTAGAGGTCAAGAATTACGACAGTTTACAGAAGCTGGTATTCCCCTTGTAGACGAGCTTGCAAAGAAGTTTACGAAGTTAACAGGTGAGGCGACAAGCGCAGGTGACGTTTTTGATAAAATTTCACGAAGGCAGGTTTCTTTTCAAATGGTAAAGGATATATTTACCGAGCTTACAAGTGAAGGCGGTAAGTTTTATAAGTTTCAAGAAATACAAGCAGAGTCTTTGGCTGGTAAGCTATCTAACTTAAAAGATAGTTATCAAATTATGTTATCTCAAATTGGGGAAGGAAATAGTGGCGTTATGAAAGATAGCGTTGAATTACTTACTTCCATGATGAGTAACTGGGAAAGTATTGCTAGAATACTAAAAACACTTGTCGTTACATACGGAACTTATAGGGCGGTATTAATAACAATTAATGCGCTTCAAAAGGCGAATGTAGCACTTACGGGGGCACAGAGAGTATTAGACTTGGTGAACTTAGTACGTGCCTCCAAAGGATTAACTGCTGCAACATATTCACAGGTAGCCGCACAGAAAGCTTTAAACGCTGCAATGTCTATAAATATATACGTGGCTATAGCTTCTGTTATCGCTGGATTGGTTGGTGCGATGGTATTGTTCTCTGAAAAGACTAAAACTACCGCTGATATACAGACTGAATTTAATCAAAAGTTGGCTGATGAACAACAGCAAATTGAGCAGACTACTTCTAGTGCTAAAGGATATATTAAAACCGCTACAGATTTAAGTGCTTCATACTCTAGCAGAAAGAAAGCATTGGACGAGTTGCAAAAGCTAATGCCAGAGGTTTTCAAAAATATGAGCCTAGAAAAGTTAGCTGCATTGGGTTTGGCTGATGCTTATAATCTAGTTAACAAGGCTGTTTCTGGCATGACAATCGGAACTGCAAGGACAGATTATTATCAAGCTACTAAAGAGGTACTTAAAGCCGAAAGAGAATTAGCGGAGGCAGAAAGCAAAACTACTGGAGTAAAAGGTTCACGAGAAGCGTTCCAAAGGTTAGAATTGGCTAGGGAGGCACAAAGACTTGCTAAAAAACAATATCAAGACCTACTTGTAACTCAAAGAACGCAAGAAAAAATAGTCAAAACTACCGAACAATGGCGTGATGCTATAGAGCAGGTTAGAAAGGCTAATCCTACAATTACCGATATAGCCGCTATGGACGATGAAGGTTATTCTGAATACATAAACCGTATTCAGGGGGATTATGAAAACCTTATAACTGCGAACAAAAAACTGGTAGAATCTAATCCATTTGCTAAAAAAGAAATAGATGCCAACAAGGCAAGAATTGAGGCGTATAGGAAAGTTCTTAGTGCCATTGGTGGGGCTATTCCTCAAAGTGGAAGTTCTGAAAAAGACCCTATATATAACAGAGTTAAGCAGCAAATAGATATTATAGATAAGGCTAAATCGTCCTATGAAGAATATCTAAAGGTTGTATCAGGAAGTGAGGCTGCAAGACTTGTTAAAGATCAAACAGGTATTGATTTTAGCACTAAGTCCGCAGAGGAACAGCTAAAGGCGTTGGATTTAAGTGGGATGCTTTCTAAGAATATCTTAGCCACTCAAAACAGAATTGCTGAACTAACTATTAAATACGACAAGAAAAGTACAGTAGACAGCTTTAAGGATGCTACTGATGCCGTAATTAGATACGTGGAAGACAATAAGGAGCGATTTAACGTATTCCAAAAAATATTATCTGAATCGGGGAATGAGACCTTAGCTAAAAACTTGGCATTTGGAACTACACCTGTCGAATTTGAAAATTACGCTTCACTGATAAAAGACCAAATAAGTAAGGCGTTAAGTCTTGTTGGCGATAAGGATAATAAGAGCGTTGAAGACTTGTTAGGCCTAGATAGTAAGACGTTTGAATCACAACCAGACAATATAAAGAAGCTTGTCGAGCTATATAAGAGCGCACAGGAAGACGTGTTGTCTAAGTCTAGTGAAACCACATACGAGCTTATAAAGTCGCACCAAAGCATGCAAAATGCTATTAACGCAGCTCAAATAAAAGCTAATGCAGATTACGAGGCTATAGAACTACAAAGGAAAAATATAGGCGATAAAGTTGCTGACGAAACCATAGCACAAAGAAAGAAAGACTTGGCTACAGAAATAGCAAATATTAAATTCAACGAGCTAAAGAAAACGCCACTTTGGAAAAAGACTTTTGAGGAGTTAAAATATCTTTCTAAGGACGAACTTTCTGAAATAATCTCTGGGATAGAGGAATCTACTTCTTCTATCGGAGGAACTATGGATGTTTCCAACTTTAAGGAACTTATAGAGAAGCTTACTTCCGTAAAAGAAGCTCTTATAGAAAAAGACCCGTTTAAGGCATTGGCTGACAGTGCAAGGAACTTATCTATAGCTGAAACGGAATTAAAGAATGCGGAACGAAACCTGCAAGGCGTAAGAAGCGGTAAGATAGAAAAGTCAGTGCTATCCGAAGCTGATGCGGTAGAAGCACTTAATAGGGCAAGGGAAAAGTATAACGAGGAAAACAAAAACTTCCTAAAAGCGCATGCTTCGGCAATAGAGCAAGTTAACGAGTTGTCTTCCGCATTGAAGTCCGTTGGTGATACAATTGGAGGATCTGTTGGACAGATGATTTCATTCTTAGGCGATATAGGCAATTTCGTAACAGTTACCGCAGATGGAATACAAAAGGTATCTACTACGGCCGTTACCGCTTTAACTACTATTGAAAAAGCATCTATCATACTTACCATTGTTTCTACGGCAATACAATTGCTGCAAAAGATGGAATCAATATTGCCTAATGCTTACAGTCAGTATGAGAAATATGCTGCTAAGGTAGCCGAGATAAATAAGTTAACTGATGCCGTAAAT